TCAGCAGCCATATCAGATACCGATCGTCCAGTAGCTTTTGCCATCGCAACAGCAGCCCCGCCCACAGCCTCCAGGTCCTGCTTTGCAATTTTTCCCATCTGAACAAGCTCAATTAACGCATCAGAAGCGTCACCTACAGATCCTACCCCTTCAGAAATTCGACTTGCCATGCCTGATAACTCTGACGCAGTGACGCCAGCAATATGACCTGTCTCAATCAATGCTATGTTATAAGCCCTGCTTTCTCGTGCCCCCATCTCATGCAAGTAATACAAGCTGCCAACAGCTCCAACTAACAGCGTCACGGGATTGATTGCGGCACGAGCTGCGGTAGCAATCAAATTTGTATGCGTGCCAAGCCGTAACATCGAGCTACTTGCCGTACGCATATTGCCGGTAACTATTGCCCGCCCAAGCATTAATATGTTGTATCGAGCAGTTGCTGTATGAATCCCGAGGGCTTGCATTGATGAAGCCGCCTGGTCAGCGCCAGCAGCCACCTGCTTCATCTGAACATCCGATATTTCGGCACGCTGCCCGTGAATCTTGGCAAGCGCAACGCTATACGAGTTAAGATCAACGACGCCTTGGCGGAACGACTGCGTTAACTGGCGCTCCATGTCGTCCAAACGATCCAGCTTGCCTTGCAAAGGGTCAATCTGGTTCATAAGTTTTTGCAGAGAAGCCTGATTCCGCTCAGCCGCTTCTGCAGCGGCTTTCATCGCAGCGGCCTGGCGCTCATTTGCCAGGCGTGCTTCGTGCTCAGCACTTGCTACACGCGTATATTCTTGCGCCTGGGCCTGCATTGCAGCAGTCACCTTGCGAGTTTCCCCGCTTGCTTGAATCTGCGAATGAACCTCAGCATCTAGCGCGGCCTTGCGCTCCAGTGTTGCGCGGGCAATGGCTTGATAACGACTTTCACCCTCAGCTGTCGCCTGTGACAGAGCATCCGTCGCGGCCTCGGTTTTTTGTGCAGCATCAGTCAGACCCTCCAGATCTTTTTTGGCCTGCTCTGCCCTGCGGCTATCAATTTCTATCTGAAGAGCTGCTATATCCATACGACACCAATGGCGAAGCCCCGCCAAAACGGGGTCAATGAAAACATAAAAATCTATTAGGGAAAATCTGTACCGACTAACTTGTTCGGACGTATTAAGTTACCAAGTTAAGCAAACGTAACTTTGTCTATCATCATGAAACTCAGCGGAAAAGACATTCTTATCCTCGGCGCATTACTAGTCGGGATAAAGGCCTGCGGAGGCAATGACGACTCAACGAAACAAGTCAATAGCGCCCGTGTAATACAGACTTCGCAGGAACCATTCATACCATCACCAGAGCCTGCCTCTGCAGCAACTTCGACACTGTATGTCGGACCGAGCGCACTCAATGTAAGGGACTCGCCAGATGGCAAAATAACAAGCAAAGTAACGCACGGAACGCCGGTTACGGTATATGTAGAGCAAGACGGTTGGGGTCGAATTTCCGACAGTACCCAGGCTGCCAAATGGGTTGCTATTTCCTACCTATGCAAAACACCCGACTGTACAGATATCCCAAAATGGAAAACTCCCATCGCCTCGCAACAGCCTACAACGCCAAAGCCAAGACCATCGAGCAGAGCATACAGCTGCCCCTGCTCATCAAGCTCCAATTGCTACGGTCCTCGTGGTGGTCGTTACTGCATTACGTCTGGAGGAAACAAGCGTTACCGGTGACCGAGCTAGGCAGCTCTAGTCAAAGCCCTGTCCCGTTCACCACGGGCGTCGGCGTGCAGCCAGCTAAGTTTTGGAAGGAATAAACAACATGTACGAAACTACCCGCACGTGAATCTGCTCCTATCGTCTGCATGCCTATAGATTGCAACTGATGAGGCAGTGGCTGGTTATGCCAAATCGCAATTTCCCTACTGGCTTCTCGTGATGGTTTTCCATACTTTTGCTCAAGCAGACCATAAAGCTGCTGAAAGATTTTGGCGGTTTGTCTAGGATGCGCCCCCTTTGTCATCGCACTCACTTGGCACAACCCCGATTCGCTGGAAAACAAATACTGGTATGAGTCAAATACCCGGTTTGGTATCGGCGCACTAGATGAGTTGAACCGCGCATCCTCCTCAGGGTCCTGCTGGAGCGCGATATCCTTCTCAAGTCTTTGTTTTTGCATGCCCATGTGCACGCCAAACGGCCCGTGCGCCTCAGCAGTATTGCCCGCAAACGAAATGCATGCACTCAAGGCCACAACGAACGCAGAAACTATTATGCGCATAATATTTCCGTAACATTGAATTACGAAGACTATACCGCGTCGCCCGGGTTCAGCGCCACCTTCAGTGCCGACGCCCCGCTCACAGCCTCACTTGGATCACTATCTTGGCCCGTGATCGTCAGATATAAATCATCCAAGTCAGTCAGCAACCTTCGCTGCCAAGGCTCCAGCACCTCGCCCGTCAGCGCAAAGTACGCATGAATGTCGCTGAACGGTATTGGCTGGGCAACCGCTGCCACGCCAATCTGCCAGCCCCTTCTACGGCTCAACTCCTGAAACCAGCCCCAAACTCTTAGGCCGGCATCAGGAAGCTGTGGCCCGTCCAATTCCGGCGAACGAATCCCAGTTTGCCTTTCAATTTCACGATACAGCTGCCCGAACGTCTTGTCCTGATCCTTAACGCGGCGCATCAAGCCAAACTGATGCTTTGCATAAGCCAGAACATCGGCGGTCAGGCTTTCGTAAAATTTCCCCGCTTTCTGGACTCTGCGAGCACCTGGTCAACGAAGTCTGGGTTATTTGATAGGAAGTTACGGGCAAGGCCAGGACTAAACTCCTCTTCTACCCCACGCCATCCTGTAATACGGATTAATGCGCGCTCAATGTTATCGAGCATTGTCTGGCGTGTTGAACGGGTAGTTGATTTGCCATCCTGCGCTGACTCTAAAGATTCTTGCAGCCGTTTATCGGCCAAGTCAACCTCAAAATCTTCTACAGCTTGAGCCTGATCTCCCAGCACGGTCAGAAATACCCCAAGACCCTGTCCCTTAGGGTACTCCAACTCAAACTCATGGCCCCTGGACGCGTATGCGCGGGTGTTAATGTCTTTAATGCTAATTGCTTTTTTCGTCATATATTACTCGTAAAAAAACCAGCACTTGACTGGTTGATCAGTTAATTAAGTATGGTTAATTAGCTCCCGCCGTTAGACTCTTCTAATGGCTCACCTGTTAGACGGAAGTTAAACGTTGCTGATACGACGCCGTCAACCGCAGCGGACCATGAGCGCTGAGAAACAATTGCAAGCGACGCGAATACCGAACCATCCTCAAAGGTGACTTTAATTAGGCGTGGCTTCTTGTCCTTATCAGCTGCCTTGATAACAGCTTGGCCATCATCAGAAATAACCCAATGCCCGGCAACGCTCATAGTGCCGGAATCCGGCAAGCCTAAGCGAAACTCTTTAGCAGTCGAGCACAGCGTAGTTGTATCGTTTTCTGTCGCTTGACCGCCTTGCCACTGCATTTCGCGTGACGTGCAGTCTAGCGTTTCAAAGGTCAGGCCGGAATCACCAGTGCTAGTCGCTTCATTGGTGGAGATTTGTAGGCTTGTGCCTTGGACAAGTAAGACTTTTGAGGCCATTTCAGCACTCCTTAAAATGGAAAAGCCCGCTTTAGGCGGGCTATGAAGTAATAAAAAACCAATTAATTCAATCGATATCGAGCACGGACTGGCACCATGTACCAGCCGCCAGGGTCGGACACACCAACTCCGACCGTTGGTGGTCGAGTAATGCGTACACCGTTTACTTTAAATCCAGCAGGGAATAAGCCAGCTACAGACTCTGCAAGATACTCAACCAAGCCAGCGCCCTGGCCAGACACTCCAAATACGTTAATATGCAAAAGACCTTTATATTCAGGAGCACAAAACGAGCCACTTACCGTCTCGGCCGGAATGAGTGTTACCTGTAACCAAGGGGCGTCCGTTATAGGCCTAAAGCCCACATTCTCCCAGGCTATTGCTACCCCTTTATTAGCGCCCTCTTGCCAAGTTGTTTGCTGATCCCAAGGCGTAAATTCATCCCACAAAACACGGTTAGCCCAATCGCTTATCACTGGCTCAAGTGCATTACGTACGATTAGCTTGCTCATCTCTCCAACTCCGCGACAGCTTGCCGAACGTAGTCGTTAAATTCGATGGCTGTGACCTCGACTATGCCGGAGGGAGCCTGGCTGGAGTGCCCTTGCTCTAAAGCCGGCCCATACGGAAGGTGGTTACTGATGAAGGTCACACCGCCCGCTCCTGTTGCCTCAATAGCCGCTGCAAGGCGCGTTTTTGTAGCGCCGCCGGCAGTGTCGATATCGTCAGTCACGGCCGCATCTGGCGCTCCGTCACCGAAACGCCAGTTCGCACGAAACCGGCCACCGACATAACCGGGCGGTGGTGGGCTCTTCCACAGATCGGGGTTGCCGACGGGGCTTTTCTCTACGACGCTATTGGCAATGCTGATCGTTGTATGGCGAACGACCTGATCCATGTTCCGGCCAGCCTTTTCAGCAAAACGCCGAATCTGTACGGCGAATGATCCGGTTGCCATCACGCGACTTCCCATCTATCGATCCAGGACGGACCCTTGAGGCCGCCATCGCTTAATAACAAGCACTTGCGCCCCAGCGCTCTGCATTCCATGCCAAATGGCGTCTTGCGGGCAATGTGATACGAAACTTCGCCATCGTGGTGCAGCAATGCGACAGTCTTGCGCATCGTCACCCGAGCCCAGAGTTTCATCAGCAGTGGGGACATTACACACCTCTTATCTGAATGATGTACAGAATATCGACGTCGCCCGGCGCGACAACCTCGACTGTCTTAATGACGTAGGTTTCATCGCCTACCGTGATCCGCTCATCCGATTCTGGCCTGACAAAGCCCTTGGCAGGCACATAAAGCTGTTGGTCGCCCTGCTTGATCAGCGTGCCGTCAATATCCGACTGCTCGTAGCCGAACTTCGCACCAATGCTTCTGTACGTCTCATCGGGCGTTCCTGGCTCTACGGTTCCGGTTTCCGGGTCGTAGCCGCCGGGAGTGCCAGCTCGAGTCAGCAACACGTCAGATGCCCTGCCCTTGGCTTTAGCCCTTTGAATCATTGCCAGTGCGCGTTGTGCGTCGTGGGCGCTCACTGAAACGCCTCTGGATGAAGCTGCCGCGCCGGGCCAGCCAGCCACGGCATAGGGCGAACTATCTCAATGGGACCTATAAAAATGATCTCGGCATTAGCCAGCCGCATTCGGTGCAGCCGTAGTGTCCGCCATAAATCGCGCCAATAAGCGCCTTTACGTCCCGCATTTCCTCTCAAATCCGATGCCAAGCAGCGGAACCAGTGCCAGCGCCAATGCACACGCAAAGGACCAGCATGAGGCAATCTCGCCAAAACATCTGGATTGGTTATTGTTGAATCCATATCAAATCCTTTTGAGCATCATCACGTTGCTACGTGACAGATCGCCCAGCCCACGCATGAGCGCATCGATCAGAGCAAAGCGCACCTGACCATTGTTTTGTGGCTCTGCAAACTCTGTTTCGAGCGGGCCGATCTTCTCACGCACAATGGCCGATG